ATTTCGGGTGGTTTTTACATTCGCAGTCATATGTTGCTTTTACCTGGTCATTTTATTACCCCAGAGATGGAATTAGTTATAACTCCTAGAGTTGTGACTGGTAATAATCGGCACACTTATACTGTGAGAACGACGGAAACGTTTGCGTTTTTTGTACCAGATACCGATTTGGCGATAGTGTATGCGCCTGGGGGAACTGAAAAATATGACGTTACTGATTTTTTACCAACCGAGTATTTGAGTGGTTCGTGTGTGAACTCTTTCTTTTACAGAGGTCAAGATGGTAAAGTTTTAGAGGAGCGCGTGAAGGCAACATTTGGACTTGTTAAAACAGAAGCTGCTGTTTTTAGGGGGTCCGAATATGTCTTCGATGTTTTACGCACTTTTAAGGGTTTATGTATGGGGGTGTTTGTGAGTGAAACTAAACCCCCTCAAATTACCGGTTTTCATTTAGGCGGCTTATCCGGTACAGGAAAGGGAGCTAGTGGCACACTTTTACGGAAGTATGTTGATCAGGCATTGGAGTATTTTGATGCACCTGGCGTTTTGTTTCCTGGTAACCGTTCTGATGTTCCAACTCAAATGTATGAGAAGCATTTGGGTGATGAACCTTTTACGTTGGATATGCCTATAGCACCGCGGTGTTCAACCAACTTCTTACCCGATGATGGTATTGTGGAGGTTTTGTCTTCGTGCAAAGGTGCGGTAACTAACAAGTCTTCTGTTATAATTTCACACATTTCCGATACTGTTTTGATACATACAGGAGTAGGTCGTAGTCATGGACCGGCGCCTATGGGTCCTCCGGACGTACCATGTTGGCATAATTGGTCACTGGGAATGCAGGGCTTTTCGACTCCTAGTGTGGGACCCATGACCAATGAGATTGTAAGGGCATCGGTGGATTATATTAAACCATTAATGCAAGTTTTCAAGAAATTGAAACCTTTGGATTTGCAGACTATAATTAATGGATTAGATAATGATAAGTTTTTAAATCGTATGCCTCAAAATACGTCTGTTGGATTTCCTTTATCCGGAAAAATGTCTTCATTCTGTAGTTTGAGCGAATCTACTGATGAGCACCAGGTTAATTGGTCCCTTAATGATGAAGTTATGGATGTTTATCACACATACAAGGCAAAGTATAAGATTGGTGAGCGATGCTATCCCGTTTTTCGAGCTTCATTAAAGGATGAACCTGTAAAAGTAGGCAAGCTTAAAGTCAGGGTTTTTCAGGCTGCGCCGGTAGCTTTGAAGATGATTTTACGGGAGTATTTTCTACCTGTCGCGGCACATTTAAGTATGTATCCGTTGATGAGTGAGTGTGCAGTGGGCATTAACCCATTTAATGAAGAGTGGGACGAAATGCATCATCAAATAGTGAAGTTTGGTGAAGAGCGCATTGTTGCAGGGGATTATAGTGCTTATGATCAACGAATGGCTGCTAGTTTGACTTCTGCTGCTTTTAGCATTATGATTGAATTAGCTTCTACCGCTGGGTATTCAAAGGAAGATTGCGATATTATGAGGGCTGTTGCGGCAGATGTCGTGTATCCTTTAGTTGCCTATAATGGCACTTTGGTGCAGCTTTTTGGTAGCAATCCTTCTGGGCACAACTTAACGGTTTATGTTAATTCGATAGTTAACTCTTTGATTAGTAGGTGTGCTTTTTTCAAAGAGTATCCAACTGCGATAGATTTTAGATCGGGTGTATCCATGATGACTTATGGCGATGATGATATTGGTAGTGTACATAGTGATTTTGGGAATTTTAACAACATTTCCAAATCTGCTTATATTACATCGATAGGTATGGTTTATACTCCCCCGTCGAAGGAAGGGGGGCATGTAAGGTATATGAACATTGGAGAAGTTGATTTTCTAAAGCGTAAATCGACCTACAATATCACGTGTGGGAGATACATGGGGGCTCTTGAAAAAGCTTCAATATATAAATCGTTGCATGTTAGAATGGCATCATCAGAGATTTCAGACGACGAGTGGGCAGGGTCTGTTATTGATGGTGCCATTAGGGAGATGTTTGCCCACGGTGAGAAAGATTACGAGGAATTTC